CTTGTCGCCGGTCAATGGTGGGTTACCTCTGTGGGTATGTGTATATCCTGCGGGACAAAACATGACTCGCCCAGCTCGGGCATCAATCCTACGGCTCTGATATAAAAATTCAGTTTCACCTCCTTGTTCAACGGTGTTTAAGTAAACCATTGCAAGTATGGCACGCTGTCCTGTGTCCCTACTCGCATGTTCACAGTGCCATATGTGATAACCTTCACTGGGACGAGTATGCTGTATTTTAATGCTGTGACTCAACTGTATGGGATTGACATTTTCAAATATACCAAACTCGCTGACATAATCATCTACACATCTGTGTATGCAATCATAATAAGGTTTGAGTAGTTTATTCATGCTGAGGGCAAAAGTACCAGTCTCCCCTTCGTCATAGAGCATAGCACCGTCCTTGTTTAATTTTGGTGCTTGTTCATTTGCAGTTTGGCGATTCAGTATACGTGTACCCTGTTGTTGATTGTAATAATCAATCACAGATTGACAGTATTCCGTATCCAATTCGTTGTCCCATGTTTTAATAAAGTCTTGCATAAACATATTTATATGCGTACTTAATAGGGGTGTTAAAAGCGGTTAAAACACCGTTGCTCGTGTAAAAACACTAAAAGAGTACAAATGTATGCGAAACCTGTTAAGTCGACAAATAAGAGCCATTTAGGGGTGATTTTCGTGCATTTAAGACGTCTGTCGCAGGGTGGCATTTTTACCCACGATGTTTAATATTTTTGTTTTTAGGTTAATTTCCAAACACTGTTGATGCTAACACGCATGGGCCAATCAGAGGGTGGATTGCCGGCATGCGGAATGCTTGAATCAAATATCACAGCACGATTGGGTTTGTACTCCACGACCTGTGAAGGATTGACTATGTCAACTTGCTGTTCCCAGAAACGGAGGTCTCCGTCACTGCCAAAGGGCCACCATACAATACTCTTCAATCGTTCTGTGTCATCTGCGATCATATCGCAATCTCGATGTGGGTATTGTTTACTTGCTGGTGTTGTACCATTTAGTCTTAGTACCTCAAGTTGTTTTGGTCCGTTGGGTAATAGTTCAAGTGCAAAACAACTTGCCATTACGTTTGATAAACCTTTTAGTGGATCTTCCATTTCAGGATAGTTCTTGTGCCAAAGCACACAGTTGTAATAGTTTTCGTACTCATCTTCGTATGCACTCTTTACCCTGCCATACTCCCACTGCTTACAATTTGATATGCTCTGTTGGATTGTGGTTAGTAGCCATTCGGGAAATACATCGTCTACTATCTTAATCATTGCCAAGGTTTCCAATGAACTGTCTTAGTTTGGTACTGTCAGTATCTGCTCTTATCTTTTTGACAGGATCACCTGCATCAGGCTCTGGTGGTTCTGATGTATCAGTTGTTCTTTGTAAACCTTTTAGTACCGAACTACCTGTACTGCTTGAATAGTTTGATGTGTCATCATCTTCTTCAAGATCTCTAATACGCAAACTATCAATGTCAAATTCTAAATCTATCTTTGCACCAACACCACTACTGCTTCTTGTTTTCATAAGTTGTATCTGATATCTACCACGTTCACGCATTGCTCTACTTGTAAAGATACCAATCACGTTATCTGCTGTTTGTATCTTAGATAGTCCACCACTGATGTGCGAATGATCAAATTCTATTTCTTCTACCGCACCTCTATTCAACTGTGCCGCAGTTACAAACACACAACCTAATTCCATTGCAAGGTTACGTAGTTCTTCAGATACAAATTTATCTTTAATAAACAAATCACTTGGCGATACCTTTCTACTCATAGGCATCATCAAGTCTAAGTAGTCAACCAACAGTACATCAATCTTACGTCCTGTTTTAATCTCATACTCTTTCAAATAACTTCTAATGTCGTTTGCGTTCTTACCACTTGGCATATACTTGACTTGGAATGCTCCAGCCTTCTTACCAATTAGTTTAACCTTCATCTCAACGCCATCAAGATCCTTAAATATTTCTTTAGTTGGAATGTCTGTGAACATACTATCAACACGCATTGCTACCAATGCCTCACTCAATTCAAAAGTTAGATAACAAACATTCATTCCATTCAATGCCCAGTTCACACCTAAGTTTGCCAAGAACAAACTCTTACCTGCTCCTGATCCACCTGCAAAGATGTTTAGTTCTCCTCTATTGAATCCGCCAAACAGTTTTCTATCAAGTGTGTTCCAACCTGTGCTTACTTGTCCATTGTTATCTTTTAGTCCAAGCAGTCTTGCTTTAGGATTATCAAAGTAATCAATACCTAAGTCCTTTTGTAGTCCTACCTGGATTGCGTTCTTGACCTTGTCTTCTACAGGACCATACTCACCTTTTTCAAGTAGTTCTGCACTTTCAAGTATTGCACGTTCAAGTCCTTTGTGTCTTGTAAACGTTTCAAACTCTTGCAATAACCAATCATAGTGTTCTTCACGTAGTCCTTCTGGAATCTTAAGATCAGTTTGACAACTTGCATTAACCATTTCTTCTGTAGGCAATGCATTGTGTTCTGCAACATAGTTGTTCATAAACTCTGCCGCTGGTTGTAATTTGCGATCGAATAAAGTATGATCAAAGATAGTTTGACAACGCACAAAAGATTGTGCATCGCTCAACATCATTTGCAGATATACTTTCTGCACATCATAACCATACTCTTTATTCATCAAGATAATCCTTTTTTAGTTCTACTATTATACCATACTTCTTCATTAAAGTCAATATGTTTTTTCTCCAAAGCCAATACAGCACCAATACATGATCCTGGATCACCTGGATTGGGTGGAATCCAAAAACCTTTCCAGTTCTTTCTAACCTTGTTCATTGCGTCTCGATTCAAAGCACAACCTCCTGTTACAGCAAGATTGAAACTTGGATTATTAAACTGTATGCTTGATGTAAGGTTAAGACATAGTTCTTCAAATACATGTTGTACAGCCGCCGCAAGGTTATCAATATCCTTAATCTCTGGTGCCCACCAATTTAATCCTCTATGGCAGTTCTCCTTGAACTTGATATTACATAATGGATCAAACGATACATCAAAGAAGTCATCGTATAACCGTTGTTTATACTTGTATGGACTACCTGACTTTGCAAGTGTACAAACTACTGCTTCTTGTTTGTTAGGTTCATAACCTAAACGTTGTGTCATTGCACTGTACCAAAGTCCTAAACTGTTAGGATAACTTTGACTGTTAATCTTTGTTAGTGAATCTGACTCACCTTTCCACATTGTTAGTGTTTCAAACTCTCCAATGCTGTCTATACAAATTATGTTACCGTGATTCCAACCACTGGTGTAATAACCATATGCCGCATGTGATTCGTGATGTGATACAGTGTATATAGGAACATTAACGTTCCACTGCTTTAAATATTTTTTAATATTGTTTTCGTCAAACAACCAACCTTGACCTGCCCACAACTGTCTAATGCTTTTTAACATAGGACGTTCATACCAAACAACGTGATGTGGTTCACCGAAGTTCTTTCTTGCAACTTCAATAATAGTATGATTGAAGTGCGGATCGTTATCAACGTTACTGAAGTCCTTACTCAGTGCCGCCCACAACAATTCTAACTTGTCATCTTCCTTTTTGAACACAGCCAATGATGCATCATGACTGTTACCTACCATTCCCCAAATTATCATTTTTTACCTCCGCGGTAACGTTTCCAAATCTTGTGTAGTATGTAAAACCATACAGAATTAATTGCTGGTTCTATTATTGCAACTGCTCCTGCTTCCCAGATACTTGCACCTGTGATAGCACTTACAACAATCATTGCTATTATAATATGTCCAATAAAAAATATAATGGCGAGTAATAAACTTTCGTCCAAGGTATCTTTTACAACATTCACAATGCCTTTAGTTAACTCTGTCATAATCATTTTACTTGTAGATAAACGGATCCCTTTTTTTAAGTTCTTCGATACGCTTCTTCATTCTGCGTTTCTCTTTCCAATCACAATAAGGCTTTGTGATCTTACCCCATACCTTTTTTAACCAAACCATTTTTTACTCCGTAGTTTAATTTTTAATTCATTCTTTTCACTTGATGATACAATTGAATACAGTGTATAAATTTTACCATATGCTTTTATAGCGTCATTGACGTCATTGATGTTGTCGCCCCATTCCGGCATACTAATACTCCAACCAAGTTCGATTGCTTGTTCTACAAGTTTAGCACCTGCCTCATCTCTGTCTGGCACAACTATCTTATTTGTATTTAAACTATTAAGGAGCATGGCCTGTTGATCTTTGACTTCGCTACCAAGCAATGCACAGCCTTCTACTGCAATAGCATCAAAAGGACCTTCTACAACTATAGTATGTACACGATTATAATCTTGTGCATCAAGATTGAATACATATCCAGGTTGTTGATCACTTAGATATTTTGGATTACCATCTTTGATCTTACGTGCAGTGTATCCTACTATTTCTTTTTTGTGATAGAACGGAACAATGATTCTGTCTTTTAATTCTGGTGACCAATGAAAGTTATAATCTTCCAAGTATAAGTTTCTTGATTGTAGATACTGTATAACTTCTATGGGTGTGTCTTTGCCGATAGGCTTACTGTCTTTGGGTAATTCTTTCTTATCAAACTTAGGCAGTTTTACTTCTATGTCACTCATGCCTACTTCTGCAATTTGTAAACACTGTAGAGCAAGTTTAGTAATTACGTCATCGGGTGTGTTCAACCATTGAAACAGTTTACGCATTTTATAACTTAACTGTCTGCCTGGAACCCAACTTGCTTTGAAGCCACAGTTGAAACAATGATAACTTATACCACCTTCACCGTTATTGATTAGTCCGCCACGTTGTCTTTTGTCAGCATTGGTTCCATTGTGTACACAACAGGGTGCATTGAAAGAAGTCCAACCACTTGGAGTAGTTTTCTTCTTAGACGGTAGATGTAACTGTAGTGTTTCGAATACAATGCTCATAATACTATTATAGTATATTATGAGCGAAAAGTCAACTAATTTCGGACTAATACTTTATCAATTGTTCCAGAATTTGTTGTTGTATATTTGGTTCTCAAATATGAAAACACACCATTAAAATTAACTGGAGTAGGTTCAGTTGGATTAGTTAAACTTACAGATGTAATGTCTACCCAATTACTTGGATTTTGATTTTCCAAACTACCTTGGATAGTTACTGTACCTGTAAAGTCAGTTGAGTATATCGCCGCAGTGTGCAAAGCATCATTGCCGTTCAGTGCCGCTTCACCAGGTACTGATTCACTGTTGTATTCAACTGGGTCAGAGTTTTGAACTTCTGTGAAAGACGTAACGGAGTATGCTTCTTTCGGACCAGGGAATGCTTCGCCGTGCAACTCGATGGTACCAATCATCTCAAAGTGGCTGTTAGCATAAGTGATTACTTCACTGTTGTCACTATCCTTAGTCAAGTAAATTGTATAAGTTAGTAACTGATCGTCTAAGTTTAGTAAGTCGTTTGCAGTAATATTAACTTCAAACTGACCTTTATAGTTAGGCGTTGATGTTTCTTTTATTGTTCCTGTTTTAGTAAGCACTTGTGTTTTAGCATGATCGAACGCTGTAAAGTGTGGCGTATAAGTATTAAGTATGCTTATAGGCTTACTGTCATTATTTTTTATTTCAAAGGTCAACTTGTTGTCGATACCTTTAAAAATTTTTAAGTTTTTCTGGTACACTTGTCTTAACTCCGTTGTTGTGCCCGTAGTCACATTTGCTACGAGATTGGTTTTGGCATTGACTAAATATCTGGGTATAAGTTGCATAATACTATTTATTAGAGAATGATGTTAAGAAAAGATATAGAAGATAAATTTCCGTTTTTAAGTGTTGTTACCTATGGTGGCAATGAGTACGTTGGTATAGTCTGTAATCAGGATAATTTTATTACAAGCATGTACGTTTACTCAGAGTTACAAACAGATAGGCACAGAGACTTGTTCTTAGAGATGGGTGAAACATGGTGGTGGGAAAGCAACCGCATGATACCTATCAACATCTTTTTACGCAAAGAGATGGACAAGTTTAGATACTGTTTAGTTAACATGAACAGCAAAGACGTAAAAATTGTTCACGGACCTACAGTGAACTTAAAGAACCTTACACTCAAAAGAGTGAAAAGACGTTCAGTACAATTAGTAAAAAAGCCTAAATAATTATTGTTGGATCTGTTCGCAGAGCAGATTCATGTGGACTACGATTGCTTGTGCATAAGCCATCGCATGTGCCTTCTTAAAGTAATAGGAACCGTCTTCAGGTTTTACCCATACTTCTTGTAGTATCTCTTTCCAAGGCTTGTCCTGTAGATGTCGCTTGGCTGGTCTTATTATTGCTAACGTTGCCGCCAACTGTTGTATGCTTGTTGGCTTCAACTTCTTTAGAAGAGAACTGTGTTCTCCTACGTGAAACAATTTGTTGCTGAATTCTGGAGCGGTGAGTAAATCCCATAATGGTTCCTTTTTCATGAGTTCTAAAAGATGCTGTTCATCTTTTACATCTTTATAT